TTTTAAGTGTTGTAATTCTTCTGACTTCACTATTACCTAAATCATTACCAGCAAATACAGCCGTTTGACTTGGATTTGTAGTATATTGTGCAGTATTTACTAATTTTAAAAGAGTTGTAATAGTTCCATTCAGGTTAGCAATAGCAATTTTAGGTCTTGGTATGCTTCCTTGTGTAGTAAGTTCAAAACCATCAGCTTTTATAGGTATAGCTGTATAAGTATTACTATTAAAAACTACATTACCAGTAAAACCTGCATTTAACCCCCCATGAAAATAATATTTACTTGCACCAACTACTGAAGCTACTGCTGTAGAAAATGTTATTTCAAATAATTCAATAATTTTATCAGGTGCAAAAGTATTTAAATCTTCAAAAACACTACTTATAGCAGTCCAAACAACAGTACCATCTGTAACTGTAGAGCCTACATCTGTTCCGAAAGTAGGTTCACTTGATCCTGTTGTACCTGCTGTAGTACATTTAAAAACTAAACCTGTCGGCAGTACTTGGGTCGATGCTACAACTGTTCCAAGACTTATAGCAGTATTAGCAGACCACAGTGCGTAAGCCATAATTAAACTTCAAATACCTGTATAAAAATTGCAGAAATAGTTGATCTATTTGCATAATTAATATTTTCACTCCAATTTTCGCATTTATATTTACCTTGAGCAGACACACTACAAGAAGTTACATCCCCAGTAACAGCAGATGTCGCATTTGTCTCAATGGTAAAAGTATTTTGTGTTCTTGCATTAACAATATAAGTTCCGTCATTTAAACCTGATGCAAAATCTATTACAACTTTTTCTCCTAAAGCTATGCCATGATTTGCTGCTGTTATTACTGCATTTTTAGAACCTGATGCTCTTACAAACGTACCTGATGTTGATATAGATTGTTGTGGTGGTGTAAAATCAAAACTTTCATTATCAAAAGCTCTACTGTTTAAAAAAGATTTTATAATATTTGCATTTTCTACAGTAATATTTTCCCAAGTCAAATCATATTGTTTTGGATTTTGATTTATTCCATAGGTTAAGCGTTGTTCAAATCCATCCCCAAATTTTACTACTCTTACATTAGGTTTTGAATTTTTTGTAAAGCCAAATGATGGTGTTATAGAAGGAAAAGTTGCCATAATTATGCTTGAGATAAAAGACCGCCAGGTCTTTGTTGTTTTACAAGTTCTTGTTGAACTGCTAGTCCTACAAGTTTACCTAATTGATTAGATGATTCATTATCACCTTGTACTTCAGTACCTGATGCATCTACATTAACAACAATATTATTAGATGCATTACCAGAAGCCTCAACCCCTAAATTACCAGAACGACCACGTTTTAATGGAAGGATTGCTTCTGGTGAACCAGCTTCACCCATCAAACCAAACTTACCAGAACCCCCAGATCCATATTTAAAAAATGTAGGCTCAGATACTACGCCACCTTTGGCATATTTTTTAACTAATCCTTGATTAAAAGCATTACCTTTTGCATTTGCTAAAAACGGAAATATTCCACCTAAAATATTTACCATTCGTTTTCGTACATAAATTCTAGTGAGATCAGCTAATATTGATCTTGTCATATCTCTAAAGCTTAATTTTCCTGTTAATGCAAATTTTACAAATGCATCTTCCATACCTTTTAAAGCATTAACAGTAGCATCACTAAATTGTTTACCAAAATCTTTTATAGAATCATAATAAGACTTTATACCTTCTTTCATTGAAATAAATGTTTCATTTCCTTTATCCTTAAGATCACCTGTCGCTTTTGTAAGTTTCTTTGTGGCTTGTGTAGTTTTATTTATTACATCTTCTAATTTTTTAAAAGGTTCAAATAAATCTGAATCTTTGAGTTTTTTTGAGTTATTTAATATTTCAGACAATTCATTTTTATATTGTTTTAAAAGATTTAAATTTTCTTCACCACCAACATAAAAAGTACCAAGATTTTTTAATCCTTTTGTTAACGTATCTTGTAAGTTAAATTCACCTATACCTTCAAAATCTTTAAAAACGTTACCAAGTAACGGTACATTTTTTAATTTATTTACTGTTTTATTAAAAGCACTTATAGCTTTATTCATAAATTGATTAACAGCATTCATTGCATCTTGTATTTTTTCAATAATGCCAATGACCATAAATTTTACAAAATTAAAAGCGTCTACAACAACTTTTTTTAAAACATTAAAACCACCAATAAAAAAATTAGCGACATTAGTTATAAATCCTTTTACTCTTTCTTGATTATTATTAAAAAATTTCAGTATTCTTGTAGTAAAGTCTTGAAAAATTGCACCAACAGTTGTAAACAAACCACCAAAATTTTCTTTTAGTTTACTTAACTCTGTTGCTAATCGATCACCAGCAGCAGCAGGTGAATCTGCCAATATTTTTGCGTTTTCGCCATAGTTTGCAAATAAGTGTTTTGCAAAACCCATAAAATCATCAAGCGTTACTTTTCCTTGCTCTAATGCTTTATCTAACTCAGCTGGTGTCTTATCCATAGATGCAGCAAACAATGTAAAAGCTCCAGGCAAGCGTTCACCAAGTTGTTGTCTGAGTTCTTCTGCCGATACCTTACCTTTACTAAATACTTGAGAAGTAGCTACCATAGCTGATCGCATATCTTCTAGTGATCCACCAGTACCTCTAATACCAGAAGCAACTGATAAAAATACTTCTTGAGCATCTTCTACAGACTTACCAGCACCTGTAACTGATGCCGTTAGTTGTGTAAATTGTCTAACTATCACATCTTGTGGTATTGCTAAATCTTTACTTGTTTTTGATAAAAATTCTTGAGCAGAATTATATTTTTCAGTATCTTTAACAACTAATTGTAAAGCAAGTTGTTGTTGCTTTAATGATGCATTATAAGTTGCTATTTCACCTAAAGACTGTCTAACGTTTCCTACTACAGCACCAGCAGCACCACCAACTGCTGCACCAGCAGCACCTCCAAACAAACCACCAACTGCTGCACCTGCAAAACCCTCTGCGCCACCAAAAATACCAGCAGCCCCAATCGCACCAGCAGTTCTTGCCAAGCCACCCATTCTGCCACCTATACCTCGTTTATTTCTTTTTTGCATTTTTGCTAATTGTCTATCTAATTTATTTGCTTCTCTTGTTGCTTCTCTAAATTCTCTACTTGTCATATCTACATTTCTTGCTAACTCTCTATATGAGCTAGCTAACGCACGATTACCATTTATCGATTTCTTACTTTCAGCAAATTGACTTCTTATATTGTCTCTTAATTTTTTTGATTCTTGACTAGTAAGCTTTGTAGTATTTGTTAATCTTTTTAAACTACTTGTAAGTCCACGCAATTTTTCTGTGCCTTTTACACCAACTAATACTTCTAATTTTGTTTCATTAGCAGCCATTATTTTTTATCCTTCTGCATAAGTTTCAATGCTTCGTATTCCATTACCTGTACTCCTTCAAACATAGCAACAGAATCTTTAACTGTATATATTTTACACAAGTATTCCAAAGATTTATAGTTTATGCCAGTTAATCCAGCCATACTGACATACCATTGTGTAGATAGCTTATAAAACATATTAACAATCTCTCTATTTTCTTCCCAAACAATACAATCTATAGTTCTTTTGTTTTGATTCTCGGCTGCGATTTGTTCTTCTGTTGCACCAAATGCTTTTAATGCTTCTACTGTCTCATCTATTACATCACCTTGTACCCAATACTTCGCAACCTCTCTTAGTTTTTTTCAGAAGCCCCTTTCATGCTTTCGCCATAAGCAACAATGATTGCTTGCACAATATAGTGATTTTCCATTATTGCTTCTAAATTATCATCATCAAAAAGCACCTCATTACCTTCCTCATCTTTGATTCCAGACCAACCAACAAGAACAGTTTTAACAAAGTTGTCATCACCACCATCAATTATCTTCTCGAAATCTTTACGACTAACATTTTTAAATTTAGCCGTAAATGTTTCTTTCTTAAATTTACCTTTATAAGGTGTCTGAACAGTTACATCCCAATCGTATTCTGTAACTTTTTTGAAGACTAATGGCATAAGTTAGGTCATTACTATACTTAGCTCATTATTACCTGCTGTTGTAGGTAATGCCAAGTACGGTAAGTTTAATGCATTTACACCACCAGTATCAGCACGAGTAACCTGTGTAATATCTGTTTGTGGAACATTAACAGTAACAATGTTACCAGCAGTTGCTCCAAGAACAATAGAACTATTACCTGTAGCAGTAGCAACAGCTTTAGCAAAGTAATCTGTTGTAGCTCTTACTGGCTCTTCTATAACGGCAGTACCACCAGGCGCACGATTAGTAATCAACACCTCTTGACTAGATGCTGTTTCTTTATATAACACCTCATTGTTAAGAGCCAAATCAAAAGATTCTAATCTCTGTGATGTAGCACCATGAAATGTTGCAGTAGTGACGTTTGTGTCATTTACTTCTAATGCTGCTGATTGATTAGCATCTGTAAATGTACCAGACATCGCTGTACTATCTGGAGCATTATAAATACCAGTAAATTCAAAATTTATTTGAGCAAACTGACCTGCATTCATTGAGATTGTTGCAGTTCCTCTGCATCCTGTTATAACGTGTCTTGTCGCACCATAAAAACATAAGATTGTACAACTAGAAAAAGAAGCACTGACAGGAGCATAAGTAACGCTAGTTGAACTAGCTATTGTCTCGGAAAGTCCACAACTTTTTAATAAAGGTGATAGCGCACTCGCAGTACCTGCTGCGCCTGATCCTGATAATTCAGCACCAAAAGATACTGCTACACGTTTATTAGCAAGTAATGTACCTTGTGTACTGTTACCTAAAAAGCCTTGAAAGGTAGAAGCTTGTACATTGTCAGCTTCAATTGGTGTTACTTCTATGTCAGTAACTTGAATAGCATTAGAACCAGCTACAGGAGTTGGATTACTCCCATATGTGGATTCAATCTTCGCTAGTAGTTTTGTCGTTCTTGTTAGAGCCATTGTCAGAGGAGGAATCGGTTTCTGGTACTAGTGTAGTCTTTCCTGTTTCTGGATCGAACATATATGTTCCACCTTCACCAGGATTAGGCACTTCTGTATTTAGTTTAGCCATGAAATCATGCAGCAGTTAAATCAGATCTACTTGTACGATAACGCACAATGAAATCTTGACTAATTATACCAAGAGGTACATCAGCCTCAACCAAACTAAAATCAGTACGATCTGGCGTTAGATCCAGAGCATACGAATTTATAGTCTGATCTGCCATTAATCTTAAAT